CTCAAAGCCAAAAAGGCATTTGATATCTGGTGCCGGTATCCCGACATCAGTTCGCGTCAATCGTTTGGAACCTTGATGAGTCAAGCCGCTCGGGCTTGGTTCTTTGACGGTGAATCCTTCATCCTGCTGACCAAGGGTGAATCTGGTCGCCCTAGGCTGCAGTTGTTGGAAGCGCAATCCATTGCGACTCCAGGCGATCTTCAAAACGATGCCACCGTTTTCGACGGAATTCGATTTGATCCGCGCACTGGTAGGGCAATTTCGTTCTTCATTGGTTCAGAAAAAACGCAGGGCAATCTAGTCGATGTTCGCGCAATTTCCTCTGACTCGGTTATCCATATTTTCGAGCCGAATAGACCAGGACAGTTGCGTGGGCTTCCGTTCGTTTCATGCGTCATCAACGACCTGCACGATCTCGACGATCTCCAAAAGTTGGAGATGGAAGCCTGTAAGTTGGGCGCATCGGTTGCACAGATTGTAAAGACAACCGGCGGCGAGGTTCAGGCTTCAACCCTACGCGCTGGTTTGTCGCCTAGTTCTCAGGTCACCGCCGAGACCTACTACGAGCAGATATTCGGCAGTGCCATCAAAGTGCTGAAGCACGGAGATGATTTTCAGCAGTTTGCCACCGAACGTCCCGGCGTAAATATGCGGGAATACTGGCGGCAGTTGACTGAAAAAGTCTGCGCCGGTATCGGTATTCCATACGTTCTTGTGTTTCCTGAATCCATGCAGGGAACCGTTTACCGTGGTGCGCTGGATATGTCTGCGGTTTGGTTCCGCAGTCGCCATCAAGTCATGGCTTCCGCTGCTCGGCGGATTTACGAGTACGTCATGGAGTGGTCGATTAAAAACGACCAGACTCTTAACGATGCTCCAAGCGATTGGTACGAAGTCGCCATCACGGCTCCTCGCGCCCCGAATGTTGACGTTGGGCGCAACTCCGCTGCTCAACTTGCCGAGCTTGAGGCTGGCGTGATTACCTACGATGAAGTTTACGGTGCGCGCGGTCTTGATTGGCGGTCCGCACTAGAGGCGAAAGCACAACAGGCTTTGTTCATCAGACAACTCGCTGACAAATACCATTTGCGAGTTTCTGAAGTTTCTACGATTCAGGAAAATCGGCCAGATCAACCTATCATGCCGCCTGATGCGCCCAGCCCGGACGACGTTCCTTCACCAGTTGCTCCTCCCGCCGATCAGGTAAGTACAAATGATCTTGTTGAAAATGGTATTGAAGCCGTAGCCAAAAAGCCTCGTAAATCACGCAACAAGAAGACGGAATGAACCTGCAAAAGAAAACCGATTGGCTTTACTACGCTCCCGCAAATGCGGCGAACGAACAGGCGACTGTCCAAATCTTCGATCAAATTGGAGAAGATTGGTTTGGAGGTTCCGGTCTTTCCGCGAAGCAGTTTGCCGATGTTCTTCAGGAGATTGGCAATGGTCCGTTGCTTGTTGAAATCAACTCTCCCGGCGGCAACGTCTGGGATGGTTTGTCGATCTACAACCAACTGCGCGGACGGAATGCCCCGGTAACCACTCGCGTCGTTGGCATTGCCGCTTCCATCGCTTCAATCATTGCCCTTGCTGGCGACAAGGTTGAAATGGCCGATGCCGCACTGATGATGATTCACGATCCCAGCGGCATGACTGCTGGCACCGCTGAAGATATGCGGAAAATGGCAGATGCACTCGACCAGCACGCGCAAGTTTTGGTTGGGGTTTACGCCAAGAAAACCGGTCGTTCTCCGGAAGCCATTCGTGCCGCGATGAAAGCGGAAACGTGGTTTACGACCGCAGAGGCTATGGCTTTTGGGCTGGTTGATGTTCCGGTCAAGCAGTTGGCTTTAGCTGCAAAATGGCATCCCCGCGCCGTTACAAAGACCGCTCCTGAGACGGTCAAAAATAATCTTCGGAAAGGTCTTCAGCAGTACGAAGAAGGATTGGCTGGTGACGGTCTCGAAAAACAGACCGTGTACGAAGCCGAATCCCTCGTTGCTGGCGAGGCTCCAAGCACTCAAAAGATCCGCAAAGCTAATGCTTGGTGGGGACGCAACGAGCGTTTTCTTGAAGCGGAGCCAAATACCCCGGCTGATGTTGCGGCTAACCTCTGGGGAGGTGCCGCTGGCCGCGATTGGTTCCGAGCACTTTACGCGCAACTCGAAACCGATGCGCAGGATTCCGAGGGTGATACCTCGACCGAAAAACTTTCGACCGACAGCAAATCCGCTGACGGCGATAATGGCGTGACCAACACGCTGCAACCAACACAACCTAATACCGACACAAACATGTCTGACACTAATACTGTGGCGGCTGCGGCTCCTGCTGCGTCCGTCGACCTCGCTTCCGTTCTCGCCAAGCTGGCGACGATTGAGGCGGCCATGAAAGCCCCTGCCCCTGCCCCTGCCCCCGAGCCGGTGCGTCCTGTCATTGAGAACCTTGGCAATCCTCTGCTGGAGAAGCACAAGGGTCTCCGCGCTGGTGCCGAGCGTCGTGCGTTCCTGATTGAGAACCATAGCGAGCTTCTCCGTCAGTCGCAGATTCATGCTCCGCAGAACGCCAACACCTTCACTTCGACGCTCGTTGTCGATTATTTGGCTGATGCCGTTATCACCGTTGCCGCTACGAAGTTGGCCCTTGTGTCTGCTTTCAGCCGCAATGTTGGTTTGGACAATCTGCGTCCCAAGGCGACCGTTCGCGTCAAGAAGTTTACCACTGGTACGGCTGCTCAGACCAATCCTACTAACTGGGAGACTAACAACGATTCTACTCTGGCTGCGACGACTGTCTCGGTTGACCAGATTTCCAAGAACTTCACCGTCACTCAGGAGGAGTTGAATCAGGGTTTTGCTCTGGCTGATTTGGCTCAAGGTTCTGCCGATCTGTTTGCCTACGGCATCAGTGACAAGATCACGGCCTTGATGACTGTCGCTAATTACGGCACTGCTGTCACGATTGGCACTGCTGCGAACTTCGACACTAGCGATCTCCCTGCGATCCTTGCTGCTGCCAAAAACTACCGTAGCAAGAACCTGATTCTGGACGGTGGTCACATTGCCCGAATGCTGTTCTCGGGTACGTTGACTGCCGCTGCTGGCACTGTTCCGGTTCCTGATGCTCGTTATGGTCCGCTGAACAATAGCCGATTCGGTTTCGATTTGATCGCCGAAAACAATCGTTGGACTTCCGCCGAGGCTAACACCGCTGGTTTCGTTTGTGGTCCTGATGCGATTGCTATTGCTGCCGGTCTTCCGGTTGGAATGGTGGCCGGTGAGTTCATTGAACAGCGTGCTGTTACCACTAACAACGGCCTCTCCTGCCTCCTGTCGGTCTGGTACAGCCGAGCCACTCGCTCCCACATGGCGAGTTATGACATCATGTTTGGTGCGGCTGCGGCTGACACCACTCAGGCTGAAGTTCTTATCACCGCTTAATCCTTAAGGATATGCGTATCGCTACAACCATTGCGGTGGACAAGGCGGGAAAGTCTAAAATCCTGGCCGGTCCCGAGATCGACGCGACTCTCCAACGCTCCGATTTCAACACTGCGAAAGTTCCCGAAGGAGGCAAGCTCATCCTGTGGATTCAGGGAGCCTTGGCACCGAAGATCCGTAAAGGTTAAACACAAGCGAGGGGGGGTGCTGACAATAGGGTTGGTAGCCCCCCTCAAACCAGATTCACAAAATGTCAGCTTACCAATCAGATGTCGCAACGCAGGATTCCATGGGGCATCAAGGGTTTACCTTGATTACCGGAACCTCTGCTAATACCGCTGGGTATGTTGCGATCCAGACCATCACCGCAACCGTGATTTCTGCCATTGCTGGAACTGGAGTGACCGGCACTTGGTCTGGGACTACGATTCCTGCTGGCATCACGATTGTTGGCAAGATCTCGTCATTTACGCTGACTAGCGGTGCGGTTATCGCCTACTTCGCCCGAGCCACCACCTGATGACCCTCGCGCTGTCATTGCAGCTTTCTACGTCGGATGATGCCATTGAGGTGGCTTATCCTGCGATGGATCGTTGGCTGATGCAGGAGGATGGCACCTCGTTCGTTCTCCAAGAGGACAATTCCAAGATCGTTTTCTCTCTCTCAACTGACTAACTCTGATTTATGGCCGACTCTAAGATTACAGCCCTGACTTCAATCGGAACCTCCACCGATCCCGCCGTTGACCCGCTGGTCCTGGTCGATGTTTCGGATACGTCAATGGCCGCGAGCGGTACGACCAAGAAGGTCACGCTGAATCAACTGCTTGGTGCAAGCGGCACCGCCACCCTCGCCTCCGCCACGATCACCGGCGATCTGACCGTCGACACCAGCACCCTGAAGGTGGATTCGGCGAATGATCGGGTTGGAATTGGAACCGCGAGTCCCGCTCAGTTTGTCCATCTGTCGAAATCGAGTACATCGACCGCACTGACAGCTCCTCCCGTTGGTGGTGCCAGT